CCGGAATTGGACGCGTCGACGTTTTCCCAAAACAACGGCCAATCGCTCGGGACTGTGGCGGTCACGTCTATTTGACCTGAGCCGCTGTGATTGTTGATCATTATCGGCGCTCGATATTTCCAGTCTTTATGATACCAACTCATTACGCCCCCGCCGTTTCTGTGTAGAAGACGCTCACAGTCAATACAGCCAAACCCAACGAGGGCCGATCAAGCTCTTGACCGTCGTATGCGCTGGCCTCAATCTGTACGTCTCTAACGTTACCGCCTAACGATCGATCTAATTCAAGTGCTTTCATAATGTCATTTTGTAAATCAAGCGCGTCGAGAATAGTCGTGCCGGCTGCCGAACTCGTCGACGCACACCAAGCCTCAATTTGTAGGTCCATTTGGCGGTCATACCTCGTCAACACTGTTCTGCCTGCTGTTTGTGTCGTCTTAACAGTGTTCACGTATACATACGCGCCGGGTAGCCTGTGAGGGGAAAACGACTCACCAATGACGATCTGATCGGATCCGCTTAGGTCATTGGCATAACCGCCGGCCCCGTTGACGTTAGCCAACTGCGTTTTAACTTGCGTTACTATGGTGCGCTCAAGTCCCAAAGCCAGCCTCTCTAAACGTCTTTAGGGCTTCACGTTCGAAAACGCGCGGCGCTGTTTTAATTACTTTGTCTCGCGCTGGAGCAAGAAATGGCCGCTTTCCGCGCTCGTGAAATTTCGCATAGAACGCACGTCGACCACCGGCGCCAACAAACGCTCGGACACCTCGCTGCACTTGCTTGACGCCGCTGTGGTGATCGATCGACTGTCTAAGTTTGCCGGTTCTTACGTTCAAAACTTTACCAGTTACGTTGAACTTTGCCTCGGTCTTCATGTTTTGATGCAACGTGTGAGCGGTCCGAACCAAAACGTCAGTGAGCGCACCCCTGCGTACCAGCTTGTTTAATTGTTTGGCGAACTCGTCAGGGGTCATAGTGCGCGACATTAGCCCACCCAACACGATGCCTGACGATACGGCTGCAGCGCTTCTTTAACTTCATGCAATAGAGCCAAGCTGTGAATATTGATTGTTCCCCCGCCTTGTGTGACGTTGGTTCGGCCAATGTGGTCGCGACTTTGGAACCAGTGCGCGACTTGTAAGCCTGCAGCGTGTTTGATTGCCTCGGGTATAGACGCAAACCCGATAACCGCAACGACTTTGATCGCTCGCTTTGTCACCGACCATGACCCGTGAACGCTGTCGTCTTTTAATCTGACAAGCGCCTCGTCGCCAAACAAATCATAATCCGACGCGGCCACCAAATCTGTTGACGTGTAGTCTCTGTCTGTCGAATCGTGAATCGATGTAATTGATTGCACCGGCAGATATGGAAGCCTCAACTCCTGACCGCCGGGGCCGTCAAGATAGATCGTGTGTGTGGCGTCTTCTATTGATGCGCTTCCGCCTGTTGTGGCTGCAGGTATGCCAATATATGAAGCAAACGCAGCGTCAGCGCGGCTGATCAACGTGTTAAACGTCGCATCCTCGCCGGTTCCACTGATTACCCTACAATAAACTCGGGCTTCCGCTGCTGTAATTATTGCCATGGAAAAAACTAAGCCTTCGCCTTTTTGGCCTTTTTGGCCTTTTTCACAGCCTTCAAAAAAGCGGGTATTACTTCACCCTCTGGCACTGCTACGTCTCTGACCTCACCGGCCGTCCAGTGTACGCCGTTAGGCCATTCACCGCGCGCTATTGCTTCGAGTTCCATTAGTCCGCCTTTTTAGCTTTAGAAGCCGCGCCCCGTTTCACCGGTGACTTGACGGCGCGCGACTTCTTTGGTTTTGAAACTGCCGATCCTACAGCCTCGAAAGCATCCCCAAACGATTCAAGCAAGTAGCTTGCTTTTTCGTCTGATACCTCGACCTTATCGCCGACCTTGACGCTGACGCCAGGGCCGTTGTAATGGTTGAGACTTTTTGAACCTTTAAAGTGTAGAATCGGCATGTTTTACCCCTTAGCTGTTTGCAATGTTGTATCCGAATACAACGTTTTTGGATCCGGTTCCGTCTACGTTTACGAAAGCAGTACGACGAGTAGCGACAACCTCGATTTGACCCTTGGTGATCTCGCGATCAACATCAATGGTTAAAGGCTTGTAGTTTGCTTGCATGTAGCGTGAACGATCCACAATCAGGTAGCCCGTCTTTGAGGTTGTGCTTCCGTCATAGTTGCCGTCTGCGTTTAGGTCGGCCGTCATGAACGACGATACAACCACGTCCATGCCTGCAAGCTTAGCCAAGCTGCCTGTCAGAACGGTCGCCGATGGACCGAACGCATCGATCGTGGCGACTTGGCTCATTTCAAGCAGGTACAACGCCATAACTTCAGGTGAGACGATCATAAGCAAGTCACCGCCTGACGAATGAGGCGCACCCAAAACCGCACGTGCCGACATGATGTCCGCATATGGGTTAGAACCCGAAATTGCGTTAGCGTCGTATTTTGAGCTTTGATCGTTTGCAATTGCTCGCAATCCGTCCCATGCACGACGATGATCGCCAGCGGCGCCCAAATCGGCAGTGTTCCAACGAGACCTTGGGTTCCATGCACGAGGTGATCCTGTGGTGTTTAGGTCGGCGTGTGTGGAATCCAACGAACCGTTAATGATCGCGTCTTCTACGGCTGCGCTGATACTATCCACGAGGCTATCGCGTGCATAATCGAGGCCGAAGATGACCGAGTCTTCCGCCGCGTCTGCATCGAGTGTGATCCGCGCTGCAAGCGACTTGGCGGTGATGCTGACTTGGCTGGTGGTGTCGTCCTGTGCTGTGATGCTTGACCATGTGGCCGCGCTCTTCAGATATGGACGTACCTTTCCGGTCATGTAAGGAAGGCGAACTTCCTTTCCAGGCATATCCATCGCACGGAAAGCACCTTCGAGCGCTGTCGGGCTGTACAGCTTTTTGTACAGTTCAGGCAACAGAAGATCAGGGATCCATTCGGCACCGACACCAGACGCATCCGAGAATGCCCGCTTAATAACGCCGGGGGCTGACTGCATGTGGCGCTCAATGCGTTCGTCGAGCTTGGCACAGCCTTGACCGCTCTTTGTCATCAGTCGCGCCATGTTGCGATCGTCGACCATCTTTTTCAGATCAACATGCCAGTCACCGCGATCAACAGGATCGTTGATAAGGCTTTCAGCGTCCAGCGTTCCATCGGCGCGCACGTGCTTCCGGAGTGTCGCTTCTTTCTCGCTTACTGTTTCAACTTTAGGCGCAGAAAGTTCAGCCATTTTTTGTTGAACGTCTTTGATCGCTTGCGCTTTCTTGTCCAAGTTCTCAGACAATGAGCGGTTCGCGTCGGCTAGACGTTTTTGTTCGGTTTTCAGATCAGCGATTACCTTGATGGCATCGCCTTTGGTTTTGATGTCCATAGTAATCTCCATGGGACGTTGATAGGCTATTAGCCCTGGTTAAAAAGTGATGCGAAGTCGTCATCATCGGAAATGGCTTGATCGTCTGCAAACAAAGCATTGAAGCCGCGCTCGATCTGTGTATTTCCAACGGTGCCGAATAAATTCAAAATCTCATCGCGCACAATAGAGCGCAATTCTTTATAGTCCTCGTCTTCATCGTCCCCATATGCTTCTTCTTCTATTTCTTCGGCTGGCTCTTCATCGGCTGGCTCTTCTTCCGCCGGCTCTTCTTCCTTGTATTCATCTTTGAGCCGCTCTGGATCGTGTTCGTCAACGACTTCAAAAGGGAACGACGCAAACGAACCAGGGTGATCGGCCTCATCGCCTGCCATCAAAACCGGCCCGCCCTCGTAATCCATCCAGTGATAACCCTCAGGTGCCGGGATTTCGACCGGTGCGGCTTTTTGTTTGGTTTCGTCTTGGTCTTCATCTTGCATTTTCAACATCCATCTTTTAGCTCTTACGGCTAAGGCTTGAGGATTTGCGGGGATACTTACGGCTGACACTTCCAGCAACGAGTTGTCCTCCAGTAGATAGCCGCCCTTTTGAGAATAGGCTGGGTGATCCTTGTCGAGCTTCGATCGTTCGGTGCTTTTACCGGGCGCAAATCCAACACTGAACGCGCTCATAAACCCGTTTTTGTACTGTTGCGCTAACCGTCGGCCTAGCGGGTTTGTTTCATCTGTGTCGAACTGCACCTTCATCATCAACTGATCACCGACCACATCGATCTCGAGCGCTTTCCCAACCACTGGTCCCTCATAGTCATGATTATGGACGATCACCGCGTTGCGCCTAAAGTCGTCTAACTTCCAAGATGGAGCCACCACATCGCCGTATCGGTCGGGGTCTGGTGTGCTTGCGACCGCTGTAACGATGCCGTCTTGAGATCCTTCTGACTTGCAAACAATCGTCTTGAATACGTGCTTCATGAGATAACCCTTCCAACCGTAGTACATCTACAATTAATGTCGAGCGCGCCTGTACCGAACTCACCGGGGCCGCTTGCGCTTGCGCCGTCATGGCTAAAATCTGCCGCGCTTTCAACCCATGTACCATCAAGCTCCATGTGCGAGTCCCTAACCTTACCGTCACGCGCACTGAGCCACATCTTCTGCACTCGCAGACCAACCGATTCAGCTTTTGTGTAAGCCTCGTTTGCGGCGAAGTTGCTCAGCCTTGTGGTCTCTGTTCTGGCGATCCGCATAGCCCTTGATGGTGTAAAGTCTTTATGGGTTGAAATGTTCTGTTGCATCTCTGCTAGCGTTTGACCTTCGCGTAAACCTTTGTCGATAGTCTCTCGAACATCATCCCTAACAGTGTTTAAAATGCTTTCGGCCATCTCTCGCACGCGCTGTAACGCTGCCTGCTCAACTTCACGCGGGTTCAACGTTTGCGATACCTTGATCGACTTAGACGCATCGTCAAACGCTTTTCTGAGCGCGTCTCGATATAGAGGCTTAAACATGCTTTGGATAACAGACTTTTCTTTCATCTCGTCAAGAATGCGATCCAAGGCGGCATCGTCGAGCGCTTTCGTCACACCCTTCGCACCGATCTCCGCTTTCAGACGCTTACTAATGCGGGATGATTGGCCCTTTAAATACCTGCGCATTGTGATTGCAAGCTTGCGCTCGGCTGGTCCGTGTATGCGCTCGATGAAGCTACGCCAGACAACCTCACGCCCTTCAGGTGTGTCGTAATCGCGCTCGACTGTTTTCTCGTCATTTACGACTAACCATTTTTTGGCCGTTTTGGATTCGATCTTGTCGATTTCTTCTTTAATGAGGCCCTTCATATAGGCTTCACCCTTGCTACCTACAACCAGCCATTTGATCTGCGCAACCACACCGGCCAGACGATAATCCTCAAAGTGACGAGCCGCCCAACTTTCACGGAGACGAACTGCGCCTTCTTCGGCTCTGCCATCTACCGCACCGCCGCCCTCGGCTATCGGCTTAAGCTTTCGATACTGCTCGTTTCCTTTAATGTTGCCGCCTTCGCGCCATATGCTGGGATAGTCAGTCTTAATCATTTCAGCAAAGTCCACGTCGAACACGTCAAACCCGCTATTGCGCAGGCTTACCGTCTCGTCATCGCCGTCCTGCGGGAAGTTGGTGGGATCGGTGTCGCCAACAGCTTTGACGGCTGTTTCATCATCTGCAATTATGAGGCTAGCTAAGCTTTCTGTGTCTGCGTCAATGGCTTCATTTTCGTCGACTGCCTCTATCTCTGCATCAACTTCAGATGCTTGTAAGCTGTCAAAGCCTTCAAGCGCTGCAGCTTCCGCCAAATCGACGCCCATTAACCACCATGATTGGACACGGTTGACACGCTCCGTCCGTGATTCCTGCAGCGCGTCAACTTCGCTGAAGTCATGATAAATTCTTACGCCCTCAGAGTCGGGGAACAGTCGCGCGAGCCGCGTTAACTCGCTGTCGATCAATGCCGCTTTCCCGCTAAGCCCTTCCCAATACAACCGGCTTTGGGCCATTGCTGTCGCGTAGTTAGCATTCGGCAGCCCTACACGGCTGGGCGGTACGCCCATTGCAGCCAGAACAGCCTCACGCGCCATTAATCGGGTTTCTTTATATTCCATGTCCCGAAGCGTTTGGGATAGCTGCTGATACTCAACACCGGCGCCCAGAATGACGGTTCCGCTTTTGCTGTTTAGCTGTTTTTGGAAGCCTTCACGCAATTGCGTAATTTGCATTTTTGACCATCGGTCACCCTCTTCACTGGGGCTTAAAATGCCTGTTGGTAGACCCGTCTTTGCGCTTTCTGATGCGAGCTTAGATGCTGCCAAGTCCGTGTTTAAGTCGTTGTTTAGTGCCTGGATAGCCCCGGACCCGTAGAGGCCGGTGGTGGTATCGCTCCAACTTGGCATTCTAATGTGAAGCACTTGCTCAAAGCCATAGCGCGCCGTTTTACCTGTTCCCGTGTACTCGTATTCTAACGGCTGCCCGTCTGGGCTCGGTATCACCCGCACTCGCTCAGGGTGTAAGCGCAACAACGCTTGCGGCTGAGGTGAGCCCACCACGAGAACAAACGCGTCACCGGTTAACGTCAAATCGACAATCAACTGTCGACGAAACAAAACACCGGACACGCGCGACGATGGTCGATCGAGCAAGTCAAGCAACGGGTGATCGTCTAACGGTTCAGCGTCTTTCCCTCTGCCCTTAATAGCCTTGATTCCGACCTTGGTCAGATCGCTGCTGATGGCGTCAACGCAAGCTCGCACCCATGGAAAAGCCGCCATAGCCGACATTGAGTCAAGCGCTTTATAGTCTCTGTGGGCCGGTTGTGGCGTCACAAAGTCGGATCCGGCTACATGTGTGGTCGTGCCATCGTTGTCGACCTGCACAAGCTTCAGCGCGCGCAATAAGCGCGGGAACCAACCGTCTCGAATAGCTATCTCTGATTTGGCCACGTCATGACGTTAGCGCAGTTTAGATTTTTTAGCAAATACAGTTTATTTAGATTTTCGACACAAGCACAAAAAACCGCCCAAAGGCGGCTGGGTTGTGGCCCCCGTGGGGGCCGCTGATTGGTTAGGCGTTGTCCTTGACAATTGCGACGGTAACAAATTCAGCAAAAAATTCGGGGTTGTCTGCGATGAAGTCCTTTGCGTCAGACACGGTGAAGAAAGACGCGGTGATTCCGTTAACGTTGACCAAGCCGGCGAAGGGTGCGCCGGTGTGATCCTTGCCGGATTCGGTGACGTGGATATTGAACATTGTTTTGCCCTCGGTTGTTGTTGGCTTGTTTGCCTTGCCCTTTCTTTATACTTCAGCGGTATATTTAAAACAAGGGGTAAAACGAAAATAAATCAAAATAAATTCGCCGATCGCTGTACGTCGTTCGATCAACCAATAGCGAAATTCGATCCTGATAGCTTGCTGACACAATACCGAAGCGCGTCGATGGCGTGGTCTGACTGCCTCGGGGCCGGTGCGTCTTTTACCTCTCCCGATTTGGTCGGCGCCCACACATAGCTTTCCATCTCTCGGATCAGATTGGTGCAACAATCATGAACCACTAGCGCCGGCCGTCCGCTGATCGGGTTCACTGCTAGTCGTTCACTGATGTCGTTAATGCCTTTTCTGACGCTGCCTTTGCCCTTCTTTGCGGCTACGTTGGGTATCCCGTGCTCACGTCCAAGGGCTAACCGGCTGCCCTTGTCTTCAGGATCGCATACCATCCACTCAACCTCACGCCCTGCCAAAATGCTCTTAATGGCTCGCGCGTGTTGGCTAAGCGTTTGCTCTGCTTTGTAATGTTCAGCGATGACGTGCAACGTATCATCCGACGGATCGAGCGCGCATAGCAAATACGATGCTGGGGCCCTTGTACCGAAATCCATGCAGCTATAAAGCGCCCAATCCTCCGGCACTGTGTGAGCTTTTACGACGTGTGCAGATCGTGACCACTCGGTGAATACCCGGCCCTCTAACTGCGTGAACTCTCCACGGTCCCGCGCTGCCCTTTCTCCAGCGTTAACGCCCCGCAACAGCCGCGATCGCTTTTCTTGGTCGATGTGCGGATTATCGCCACCGTGTAGAAAGCACGCCAGATGTGAACCGTCGTCAGGCGGGTCCGCTATAAAATCTCTGTGCATATGTGAGAAACCCGAAAGCGGCGTCATAGTGTGCAACGCCCACCCGCTTCGGCCTTCCCATAGCGCACGCGTCAACCGCTGGTATGCCTCGCGTATAATGTCCTCGGGGTGCTCTTCGTCTGCCCAATAAAAGTCACACGAGAAACCCTGCATAGCCGCACGACCGGCCGCCGCTGTAAGGAATCGTACCCTGCCGCCGTTCGGAAAACGCGCTTCACTGAATCCCGGCCCGTCACGGTTTCGCCACTCCGTACCCGCCGGCGCCCATCGCTCCACCGCCGCGCGTTGGATGTTGATGCTCATGGTGCTGTTCAGCGAAGACGCCAAGACAATCCCCGGCCGTGGTGGGAATAGCGAGGGCTCTAAATGGTTACGCCGAATGAACGCCGCGCACGCCGGATGATCGCGGCCGTATGCCATAGCGCAGGCCACCATAGAACCAAGCTCAGTCTTACCGCTACCATTGCCGCCAAACGCCGCTACAGCATCCACGCCGGCCCGCTGTAATGGTGCTCGCTGGCTGGTCCGTGGTGGGTCGTTGTGCCACAAGGTAGCGAACGCTAGCGGGTGTTCTGCCCTCAACCGCGCCAACGCTTCCAACGCCGGGGCCGCTGCTATTACCTGCGCGGCGCTTACGTTTTGCATGGGTTTACTTCATCACCCCAAGACACCCAGCCTGCACGCGGCTGCCTCGCAAACATCTCCAGCCGTGGGCCGATGCTTCGCTCCTCGATTAGTTCATAGAACTCAACAGGCTTTTGACTATGCTTTCCCCTTGGCGCCTGTAGGACTGATCCGATCGATCTGCTATCTGTGCGGCAGTTGTACCCTTTACCGCGCACACCAAATAAAAGATGCTCATGCCGCATTCTAAAGTATTGGCCTAAACCTTTTGGGCCTGTCTTTACCCAAACGACGTTCGTCTTATACTCGAAACCGAGAGCACCCATCAACCAAATAGCATCATCTAAAAAATTAGCAGTCGCCCACATATATAGATGGCAATCCTCGGAAGGATCGAAAAAGCCCGATCCATGGATAGCTAACGGCATATCCTTAGTTTTTAATAGGCTGTAATGACGATCGGCGCCGCGCTTGATTTTGCCCCCGCCTTTTTCCATCCATGGCGGATCCATCAAAATAGTTTTGAATTTCATTCATCCACCAAATCAATCAACGGTAACGCCGGGGCATCAACGCCCAACAAATCACACGCCGCCGGTAAAGCCTTCAGCAGTTCAGCGGCCAACCGTGGCGCGTCGTCTATCGTGTGGACCTGCGCTTGTAGCTGTACCTGCTGCGGAGCTTCCAAGCCCAGGACCCGCGCTTCAGTCGCAAGCAATTTGGCCACGGTGGTCGTGTGGCCTAACTCCATGGCCTGCTGCATGGTCGCCATTACCCGCTGACGCCAATCGCTCCGAATCTCCTCAGTAGTTTGTTCTTGGTCCTGGCTTGCCCATTCTCTACGAATCAGCGCCGCGTCTTGTCGTACTTGGTTGGGGCTGACATCAAAACGATCTGCTATCTGTGCTTGTCGTTTTAACGTCCAATCGCCCCGAACCAAATGGTCTTCAATCACGTCTCTACGTGCCCTGACCTCTTCTTTTGTGTGCTTACGTCCCACGGTGGTAGTTTATATATTCCCACCCCGCCCGTCAAATCAGCACACGGGAGGAGCAAAAACATCTTCGGCCCTGTACCGCTGCACCGTACTCAGCCACTCCCCAAGCAGTTTTCCGATCTCGTTCAACGTTTCGTGCGTTTTGAACACTTGATCGGATATGTCTTCAAGTTCCTCCTTTTGATCGCATACGCCGGGTTGGCTTAGCATGCTGTGGATAGTCCCCCTGCTATATATTTCCCGCCCATCAATAAGGATGGTGTGTAGGTGGCCGGATTTCTCATTTTTGCCACTTCCGTCGATATCGACGTTCAGCGCT